CTTAATAGTTCGGTGCCACTTCTTAAGCAAGCGGTAATGCTTGGGGAACTCGTTACATCGGCCGCCCTTTTTCTTGTAGCGGATGCCAGTTACCCACGCAGCAACCCAGATCTTTCTATCCGTGGTATATTTGCACTGCTTTTTAACCTTCGGCAACTGTCTAACAATGTGTGCCATCCAGCTTCGCGCGGCTGACTCTGGATTAGTCCTGTCGGTGCCATACATCTTTTCATAGATTGGCCACTGTTGCAAAACACCAATAGCCATCGGAAGCTTCTTGCTTTTACTAAACTTTCTATCACCCTTGGCTAGCGGGTTGAAGCCAGACTCCACACATGCTGCAGCCAGGATCATACCTCTCATAGAAGGGGGCGGATTGAACAATTGCTCTACTTTTATCAAGGTATCGATCACCTTATTAGACGGGTTGCGGCTGCGTCTACAATTGTGTATAGCCTGATCCTTGAGTTCTTCGTAAGAAACTTCGTTATCAGAAATCTGTCGAAATTCTGGTATATCGATAGAAGTCGACAGATTAATTAAGTTCTCATATTTTGATCCCTCCGTGTCGACATTAACGGGCTTGTGAAAATCCGGAGCGGGGGCATGTGCTGTTAGGCTGGTGGCCACTAAAGTAGCGATAATATTCAACATTTTATAAACCTCATAATAAACGTAATTAGTTGTCGAGTATGCCTACGACGTGATTTTCTAACACTACACAGTGTTTTTCACCAAATATATTTAGCTCCTCCACCATGTGTGTAGGCACAACCAACTTAGAACCAAATTTGAATTCAGATTCTGGGCCGGCTTTGAGTAGTGTAACTAAAGAGTAAGTCGACCTATCTTGTTTGTAGTCATCCGGCACTAGGATGCCGGACTCTTTTTTCTGTTCCGCCATCACTTCCACTACCAGGAACCTGTTAACAGGATAAAGCATTTATATCCCCGTAACCATTTTTTTAATTTCTTCAAAATAGTTCGTGAACTGATCGATGTCGTCATCTTTTGCTAGCATCCTATATGCTCGAACTGCCTGTCTCAGCTCGTTTCCAGTTAACCAGCCGTTCTGAACGTAGTTCTTTCTTAAATCTCTCTTGTGTTCTTTATACGGTTCCATTTCATCTTCGATGGCCTTAAAGGCTTTGATAAAATCAACAACGTAATCTTCTTTGTTCTGGTCACTCATGTCTGCTCCTTGTGAGTATTTAATATACTATAATAACAATAACGCAGTTATAAAGTAGAATTTAAACTTTATGTTATCTCGCAAGAACCGCCTGAGCATGCCAGTTCACCAGACAAGTCTGTGTCATCGTCTAGTTCTACGATCTTTGTCAAGTCAATGTCTTTCAAAGCTTCAATCAGTACCTGATATTTCTCTGGTGAGCAGTCTTCGAAGGGCGCTTGTATGTAGCTACCTCCGTCAGCGGGCAACACGCTCAGACCATTATAATGGGCCCTGTTTTCCCACATCCATTCTCCTACATCGGTCCACTCGCTATCTCGGATCGAAACAGTTGCCGAAACATTATGTGTATTTTGCCCACTCCTGTGACCAAACTTTACCCACTGACTGGTGACCTCTTTAAGGCGCTTAAGCAGCTGCAGTGCGCTCTCTTGTCTAGTAATCGCACCTTCCGGCGCCATCTGTGGTACCCCGATAACGGCGGTATCGTGCGGTCTGAAGTATTCGTCTTCTACTAGTTCAGGGTGATTAATGTAGAGGTGCATATATATCGATTCATTTTTGCCAACTCTTAGCCGGCGGATATAGTAATCGTTGTGCCACGCGTGGATTCCAGAACTAGTGCCAAGAGCCAAAGAAGTTGTTCCGGCTGGCTTTACGCATGTGGTTCTAGCTGCTTGTCTGACACCAATGATATCTGCTACCCTCTTATTTTCGTCTTTAACAACCTGCGCAGCAGACTTCATGTCTAAGGCCAGAACCCTTCCGGATGCGATACCTGTCATGGAGACGCCGATCAGCGCGTCCTTCTCTGTAGTTCTTTTCCAGATATCCCTGAGATAATGGAAGTCTGTATATCCTGCTTGTAGTGTCGCGATGAAAGAAGCAGCGCGTGAACGTGCTTCATAGTCTTCTTGAGTGTCGACGTCGGATACGTTTACTTCCGACAAGTTACAAAACTGATAAGGTCTCAAAGCGATCTCGCAGCAGGGGTTTGTTCCCCAGTCTTTGTCGTTTGTAAAGTAGAAGCCGGGCTCACCTGAGCCACTTGCTTTCACTCTTTCCCAGATCTCGTCAAAGAAGTCTTTGGTGATCAGGTGTCTCATCAAGACAACAGAATTGTTGGCTCTTCCTCTTTGTGGGTTTGCCTCCCACCAGTTTCCTGTTTTTGCTGCCAGCATTTCTTTGTCATCAGCTGAAAACAACGATATGAGAGCAGCACGACGAATGCCCCCGGCAAGAACAGCATCAGCGATATAACAAATAATGTCGTGAACTTCGATAGGCTCAAGCTTATCTCCTTCTTCTTTCTCACAAAGAATTCCCTCGACCCTCAGAAGGCACTCCTTCAAGGGCTGCGGGCCAGGGGCTTTACCCCCACTAGTAACTAGTGTGCTTCCTTTAGGACGGATGTCAGAAAAGTCAAATTTTATCTTCGATCCGCCTTTAAAGTAGGAACGCATCAAAACCTTTACTGAGTCAGACCAACCTTCAATTGAATCGCCTATAAGATATCTTCTGGTTCTATTCGAATTCGGCTTCCTGATCTCTGGCAATTTTTCTATGTGGTGACCTTGGACAGAAAACCCGACACCAGTTCCTCCAAGTAGGAGAAACATGCACTCGCTAAAAGCGTCACTATGATCAATAGGCATAAAGGCACAATTATAAATCCTGTTAGGAGCCACTTCAATCGGCTTGCCGCCGAACTGCATCGATCGCATAGAAGGTAAAACTTTCTTTTCATAAACATATTTATAATTTTCCTCGATCTCCCCCTTGAGATCTGGATACTTCTTGATGTGCATTTTCTTGTTTCGTGTAACTAGTTCTTTCCAGGTTTCTCTTCTTTTTTTGTTCGGAAGGTACCTCGCGTACTTCATGTGTACGGTTATGTCGGACAGAATCTTATTGGGTAGCAGCATATGTTCCTCCTTATTTGTTTTGTCTGTGTTTCTTGTATTTCTCTCTCAAAGAAGCCGCAAGATCTTCCGGTGTCGCAGATTCAAACGTTGGAGCTTGAGCCTCGGCCAGTACTTTTAATTGTACTGTACTCGTATCAATAAACATCGGAAAGACCAAGCCGTCAGGACCAATTCTGTTCTTTGCGATGAAAAGCCTGGCTGTATTGGCGTTCTTATCTTTAATCGTTCTGGAGATGGAGCAGATAAAGTCTGCCACAAAACATTTGTTAAAAGCTTCTGATATCGATTCCATTGTAACGACTTCTGCGTTTAATCCTGTTCTATTGGTTTGCGATGCTGTCCACAAGGGACATTTGTTTTCCTGCGCGATTGCGCGGAGATCTTCATAAATAGAACCGAGTTCATCTCTTTTCTCTCTAAAGTTTGTAGTTGACCTCAACAAATCGGCGTAATCTACTATAATCATGTCAATTTTCTGATCTCTTTTCTTTAGTTTTTCTATATGACTTTTTAATGTATTGCAGCTAGCCGTCTTAGTCGGATACTCCTTAATGATCAAACTACCCTCTAGATCGCTGATACTCTCAAGTACCTCTTCTTTTCTTGCGAATAGTGTAGATAGAGGCACAGAGCTTAAGCAGCTATCGTACCTTTGACCGGTTACAGCTTCAGAGAGTTCTAGAGTATAATGTATAACGTTCTTGCCGGCCTTGATGGCATGCGCGCCTAGGTGGACCAGCGCCATAGATTTACCGGCGCCTGTTGGAGCGATGACTACACCCAACTCACCTGAACCCAAGCCATTCTTCATGAGGCTATCGACTTTCGGCCAGCCAGTCGTAACTGGACTTCTAGCTTTTACCTCGTACCTTAGTTCAAAATCTTTTAAAAACTCATGACCGAAGTTGTTGTCGGTGCCTAAGTTGAGGGCGTTGTCGATTACGCGTCGGACTTCGTCATAAGATGAATTCTGAATTAAATCGACCGAGGTCATCAGCGCCTCTTTGAGCTTCTGCTTTTTACAGAAATCCAAAGAAGTTTCTCTAATATATTTTTCATCTTGCACGCTGCTAATACAGATCCTAGCGAAATAGTCTCTCACTTGCTTTTGCAAAGCGTTGTTGTGGCTCTCTAACTCTGTTCTAAGTACTGCCGCTAAAATTTTGTTTGTTGGGTGAACATTGTACTTTTTGCGGTAATTGAATAACTTTGTCACGAAAACTCGCAAGTATTTTAGTTCAAAAAACGAGGTATCGAGTACCTCTTCGATCTGATCCGCAAAAGGGCGATCTTCCATAATCATTTGTGCTAAAGATTCTTGAAACTGCTTTCCGTATTTAGAAAAGCCAACGTTGGTTTCCATGTGTGTGTCCTTATATACCATCCCTTAAAAAGTAAGAATAGTTTATCGATTGTCTAGGGCAATCTTGTTAAAATGCCGGAAAAGATCGACGAAGTTAATTTCTCCAAACCCGTCTTTTATCATCATCTTAATTAGCTCGGTCTTGTTAAAAGTTTGATCCGGATCTTGCAAAGTTGCGTTGACCAGGTTTTTTTCGTCGATGCTCAACAATGGAGCGTAAAGCTGCATCATTTGATAATTTCTTTTCAGCATCTCTTCAGACTCTAGAATATTTCTGTACGCTTTGATCTCCCCCCCTTCTAACTCTTTTTTGCAGTGTGTTATGATGTCGGAGAACGTTTTGGTTTTGCCCTCTTTTAAAAAAGGAAATCTGCGAGATATAGTTTTTAGGCCGACGCCCGGAATCCCTTCAATGTTGTCTGACTTGTCGCCCGCCATGGCTCGTGCCATTGCAAAGTTTGTTGGGTGGATACTGAACTTGTCAACAATGTTGTTTTTGTTCAAGATCTCTTTCTGGACCGGTCTGTATAAAACTGTTTTGTCGTCAAGAAGTTGAAAGAAGTCCTTGTCGCTTGAAAGAATGATCTTGTCATAATCTTCTAACAACTTGTGTTTTGAAACATACGCAATGATATCATCAGCTTCCGTCGCGTCAAACATAAACTGGATAACGGGAATCTGATTATAATAATCGACCAATCTTGACTGCTGCCAAAACTTATTGTCGGTCTCCTCATCATCTGACATGTTTCTAATTGCGCGATTGAGCCTAATCGGCTTTCT